CGATTTAACCATTCATCTGAATTTAGAGCTACCACTACATCTCCGTACTTGGCAGATTCCAATATCATACGCACGTGTCCGATGTGGATGGGGTCAAACCCACCAGAGAGCATTACCTTTTTCATTATTTATTTTCCATTTTACATTTAATGTATGATTCCACAGAGTGTGGAAAATGCTGCCTGACTATATCTAGGCATGCTTTTGCAACTTGTTGTATTTCCCATTGCGCACCTTCATGAATTCGTAAAGAAACGAACTTGAGAAGATTGTGCAAATTTACCGTACCATAATATTGAGTATAAAGATTTTGAGGAAGCACCCCTCTTGCCTGCTCTCTACACACACCCGAATCTACTAAAGCATTATATAGTGATAAACTATTAGTATTATGCTTGGCAACCGCATTGGCAGCAGTCTCATAACCACTAGATAAGTATGCTGAGTCTAAGGTGGGATTAATTAAGTCGCCACTGCTTGCTTGGCGGTTCGAACTGTGCTGCGTTCTGAACTCGTCCGGAGAATAAAACTTCATATCCACACTAGTATATCTTCTACTAATCTCATTATATGCCCAAGTGCGATGTCTATGGTGCTGGCTACGTATAAAGAGAGGTACCGTAAACCTAAGTGTGATAGCACAATGCTCAAAAGGAGAACTGTGATTATGTTCCATAAGATAGTTGATGAGTTTGACATCCTTTGCATCTACTTCTTCTTTTTCGGATCCGAAAGATACTCTCGCCGCATTGACGACCGACAGATCAGTGCCCATATGCGAAATGTATTCCACCGCACCGCATCCATCACCAAATAACTCCACTCGCATTATGGTCTCCTGTATATACCCAACACATAATTTTCCAATATAACGTAGTGCTTTTTATCACCCACGTCGACCTCCTCTATCATCGATTTGTCAACGACGATCTCTCCCTTTGGGTTGCGACCGTACTTCAACTTTCGAAAATCCTCTTTGCAGTCATTCGCAACGTTGACTACTGTCGCCCTGATGTATCTTGCTTCCTCTTTCTTGAAATCATCAGGCAACAAAACGCCGGAATCCGATTCGTTCTTTTCAAAATGCGGAACAATCGAAATATACCTGTTGACTGGCTTGAATATTCTTATGTCACTCACTCTCTGCTCCGCCGAAACTCTGCTTTAGGTGGTTGAAATAATCACTAATCATTTCCAAGTCGTCGCCCTGCTTGAGCATACGATATACCTTTACTGCCATCTTCATATCCTCTCTTGTCAGCCAATCGTTTTCACAGTAACTTGCTCGAAGGTCCCTTATATGTTCCCGTAGGGGTTTTATCTCTTCTTCTATGGCGACGAAGGACTTAATAAATTTGACGATATGCTCGTCCTTAGTTAGTTGATTTTCTTCTTCATTAAACATTTGATTTCCTTTTCTCCTTAACTGGTACAAATATATTAATATATTATATCAATAATGTCAAGTATTTTTTACACCTAAACTGAAAAACTTTCTCCACAACCACAAGTTCTCTTTGCGTTTGGATTGACAAAACTGAACCCAGACTGATTCAGTCCGTCTACATAATCGATTTGCGTTCCCATTAAGTACAAAAAGCTTTTAGTGTCAACATATATATCAACCCCTTTATCTGTGATCACTCGATCACCGGTAGATTGATTGTCGAATTCTAATTTATAGGTAAAACCGGAGCACCCTCCGCCTCGAACGGCGGCACGGACTCCAGTCTCTTCCTTATTCAAAAGCATTGCTTTCATCTTGCTTGCGGCAATTTCAGTTAAAGTTATCATTTATACGAACTTAACTTCACAAGCGCCTCCGGCGCATGCGACCTCACCCTTCAAGTCTGTATTATCTTCTTCCTCTGTAATCTTCGTGAGGTCCACTTTCTTAAGAGAATTAAGCATCACTTCGTATGTCTCCTTGGAACAATCCTCAAACGGAGCCTGCGTGTATGTGCCTCCATCATAAGGCAGTACCGAAAGTCCATTATAACTCTCTCTATTTTCCCACATCCACTCTCCGACATCAGCCCACTCGGCATCTCTAATAGACACCGTTGCTGAGATGTTGTGAGTGTTCTGCCCTTTGCGGAATCCTGGTTTTACCCAACCATCCGTTACGGACTTAACTCTTCGAAGGAGTTGAAGTGCAGACTCTGTTCGTAAGATTGAACCTTCTGGAGCACTTTGAGGTATAGATATAACAGCGGTACTGTGTGGACTAAAGTACTCGTCTTCCACCAACTCCGGGTGGTTCTTTTCTAGGTACGAGTAGATCGGTTCATTCTTCCCCACACGAATTCTACGGATATAATAATCCGAATGCCATGCGTGTATGCCCGAAGACGTACCGAGAGCAAGACTGGTTGTTCCTGCAGGTTTGACGCAAGTTGTGCGAGCAGCGGGTTTGATACCAATCAACTCTGCCACTCTTACATTCTCTTTTTTAACCGCTTCCGCTGCAGACTTCATATCCAAATCCATAACGGCGCCGGATGCGATGCCGGTCATAGACACGCCAATCAAAGCATCCTTCTCGGTAGTTCTGCGCCACACATCACGAAGGTAATGAAAGTCCGTATAACTTGCCTGGAGTGTTCCAATGAAGGTAGCGGCCTTCACTCTCTCTTCGTAGTCTTCCTGTGATTCTAAGTCAGAAACGTTAACCTCTGTGAGATTGCAGAATTGGTATGGGCGTAATCCAATCTCACAGCAAGGGTTTGTGCCCCAATCTTTATCGTTCGAAAAATAAAACCCTGGTTCGCCGGCACCTGAAGCTTTTACTCGCTCCCAGAGTCCCATAAAATATTCCTTGTCAATCTTATGACGAAGGAGCACTACAGAATTGTTTGCCCTGCCTCTCTGGGGGTTAGTTTCCCACCAGTTTCCTGTTTTTGCTGCTATCATGTCTTCATCATCTGCTGAAAATAAAGATATCAATGCCGCTCTTCTAATTCCCCCGGCAAGGACAGCGTCTGCAATATGACAAACCATATCGTGCACCTCGATTGTAGATAGTCTGTCTCCATTATCCTTCTCTGACAGCATACCCTCCAACTTGACCAGGCACTCTCTAAGAGGTTGTGGTCCTGGTGCTTTTCCGCCCGATGTTACAAGTGCTGCTCCTTTTGGTCTAATATCTGTAAAGTCAAACCTTAGTTTGGACCCACCCAAAAAGTAACTTCTTACCAGTGCTTTAACTGCGTCTGCCCAACCCTCAATTGAGTCATTGATCAGATATCGTCGAGTGCGATTAATGTTTGGTTTCTGTATTTCAGGCAGAGATTCTACGTGGTGTTTCTGTACGCTATATCCGACTCCGGTGCCGCCTAATAACAAAAACATTGCTTCGCCGAAAGTTCTCCAGTCATTGATTGGCATAAATGCACAATTGAAAATCCTGTTCGGTGCAACCTCAATAGGTTTACCTCCGAACTGCAGAGACCTCATTGAAGGCAACACCTTCTTATCATAAACTAACTTATAATTCTTTCTTATCTGCAATTCTAACCCTGGAAACTTCTTTAAATGCATTTCCATGTTTCTTGTTACCAGATCCTCCCAGGTTTCTCTCCTGTTCTGCTCCGGCAAGTACTTGGCGTACTTCATGTGTACTGTTATTTCTGACAAAATATCATTTGATAAACTCATTAACTAATCCCTCCTTTAAACTTGTCGTATTTTTCTTTAAGCACTTCCTTTTGTCTTTTTGCGGCATTCTTTACCACATCTTCCATTTCCTCGCTCGTCAAAACCTTGGGCAAAACCTTTATGTTGACATTAGAGGTATCCATAAATATAGGGTAAATGAGTCCATCGGGCCCATTTCTGTTCTTCGCAATAAAAATTCTTCCACTGTTGATAGATTTATCATCAATAGTTCTCGAAACCGAAAAGATAAAATCAGCAACAAAACACTTATTAAACGCTTCTGATATTGCTTCCATTGTTATAACTTCTGCATTCAATCCAGAGCGGTTAGTCTGTGATGCCGTCCACAGAGGACACTTAGATTCTTGAGATATGCCTCTCAATTCTTCGTATATTGCCTCTAGTTGATGTCGCTTTTCCTCTTTCGAGGATCCTTCCGGTTTCAACAAGTCCGCATAATCAACAATGATGAGGTCTGGTACAAAGTCTTGATTCCTCATCTTCTCTATGTGATTCTTTATAGTCTGCACACCTGCAGATCTGGTAGGGTACTCTTTAACTATCAATTTCCCCGGTAGGTCCTGGAGTTTGTCGTAAATCTGTTCTTTAAAAACGGTGATTTCATTAAGGTGGTACCCCGTTATACAACTATCATACCTATTCGCCACAACAGTGTCTGCCAACTCTAAGGTATAATGTACAACGTTCTTACCATTCATCAAGGCATGCGCCCCGAGATGGACAAGCACCATCGACTTGCCAGCGCCGGTTGGTGCGATGACGACACCCAGTTCACCCTTACCTAGACCACCCTTAGTTATATCGTCCAGGGGTTGCCACCCGGTAGTCACAGGGTTTCTTGCTTTCTTCTCAAACCTTCTTTCGAAGTCCGCCATGTAATCGTACCCCAAGTCATTTGAAGTACCCATCTTTAAGGCATCATTAATTACTTTCGCAACCTCGTCAAAAGAAGATTTCTGCAAAAGCGGGACTGATTTTATCATCGCTTCTTGTAGTTTTTGTTTTTTGCAAAAATCTAAAGCGGTATCTTTTATATATCCAGATTCTTTGAGATCAATCTCTTGGGACAAGACCCTAGCATAATAATCCCTCAACATCTTCTTTACAGAATCCTGTTCATTGACCAGGTCCGTTCTCAAAATACTAGTCATTATCTTTCTAGTAGGATGTATACTGTACTTCTTTTTGTATTGTTTTATTTTAGTCACGAAAACACGCAAATAAGAGAGTTCCAAGAAATTTATATCCAAAACTTCAAATATCTGATCCGCAAATGGACGGTCGTCCAGAATTAAATGACATAAACTTTCCTGAAAACTCTTTCCAAATTTTGAAAAGTCTCTCTTAATTTGTTCCATTAACTAAAACCTACCCAAGAATTTGTCATTGAATTGAACGTGGTCGATAAGTGTCCCAAGTTCAGCGTTGTCTGCCCGTCCACGGACAACATCTTGTTAATCTCTGTCTTATTGTACGAAGGTGAATATTCTTCGAACCTTTGCTCAATCCTGTTGGCACACTGAACGGATATTAGCGGTGTGCTCAACTGCATTATAGAGTAATTATTACACACTTTGGCATATTCTTCAAGAACTTTATCATAAATCGATAATCCCGATTCTGTTGCCTCTGAGTATTGCTTGACGTCTTGTAACAAGTAGTCTTTATCTTCTCCGAGAAATGGAAACGCCTTCGCTACAGTCTTTAGTCCTACGCCGTGGATGCCATCAAGATTGTCACTCTTATCTCCAACCATGGACCTTGCAAGTGCAAAATTTCTAGGATGAATTTTGTGCTCTTCAAGAACCCTTTTTCTATTTAATATTTCGCTCTGTGTTGGTCTCATCAGTACTGTCTTGTCGTCCAGTAGTTGAATAAAATCCTTGTCACTAGAGATGATGATCTTATCATAGTCTTTAAACGTTTGCATAGACTTTATATACGATATAACATCATCCGCTTCTACACCTGGTTCCCTAAATTGAACTATTGGTGTCTGATTCAAATACTCT